GGATTGTATCCGCTACGCCGTAATGACATGGCCAACACTGCCGAAAGCGCCACCCGATCCTGGTCCCCAGCTACGAGATATTTCGAATCTTCCGCCCGAGATGCGCAGTGCGATCGAGAGAATGCGGAAGATTGATGGTCAAAAACCTGACCCGGTGTTCGTTGAAGATTTTTGGGCGTAAGGAGTCGTAAATGTGGGTTCCTAGTGCAGTAATTGAATGGTTCGGAATCGCGAAAGATACGGTTGACAGCCTTCGTGAAGATCTTGCAGCAACCCGTGCAGAACGGGATGCTCTTAAATTCCAGCTAATCTCGGTTCAAACGAACTTTGAGTGGCTACGCGTGAAAGTGAATGCTCTAGAACTTGAACGAGCACAGTTGATCAAACGGGCATACAATATTGACGTTCCAGTCCCTGAGATCGCTCGAACCCAGAATGCGGTTCGTCCCGAGATTACCCCCGACATCTTTAACGATATTGGGGATGACGCCGCGAAACAGCTAGGTTTGCCGATTTACAGTAACTAATGTATCCTCCAAATTCTCCAGCCTCGGGCGGAGAGTATCCAGAATCGTCTCAAGCTCCACTGATGATGATTCCTCAGTATGACGAAGCGCATCTCTTAGCAATGTTTGATACATTGCGTCGGGAAAGCACGGAGTACCGCTGGATATGGGAAAGGGAGTGGTTACGGGATCTCTACTACGTGTTGAACCGTCAGTGGATAACTTTTCATCCAACTCGACGGGAATGGGTTGATAAACGTCTTCAGAAGTGGGTCCCCCGGCCAGTTACAAACAAGATGGCCGAGACGTTGCAGTCGATTCGAACTAATCTTGGAGCTATCAATCTTGCGGTTAAGGCTCGCCCAGTAGGAAACGATGCGAAAAGCGTAGCTGCAGCCGAGATTGCTGACCAGATTTCTCCTCTGATTCATTCCGAACACGAGATGGATCAGGTGATGCGCGAAGCTGACTTCTGGTTAATCGCGACAGGAAATGCTTGCCTTCAGATTAGTTGGGATAAAGATACTCGATTTAACAAGATGTTTGTTCCACACGAACAGTGTTTGATGTGTGGAGCCGTAGTCCCACCTAAAGCGATTGTTGACGCGGGACAGCATTGCCCAACATGTGGTAGTACCTTTCTCCAGAAAGCCGTCGGGCCGGATGGTCAGCCGGTTGGAGAATGGGTTGCGTTCGGGCGAGGCAAAACAACCGCGCTGAGTCCCTTCGAGTGGGCATTTCCGCCGAATATTACGCGATTCGACGAGCTTCCATATATCATCCGTCTTCGTTGGCGCGATAAGCATTACTTTGAGGCCAACCATCCTGAGTATGTCAGCAAGATTACTTGGGAAAAGTCATCGACCGACCGATCTCTCCAGATTTTCAAATCCCTTGCACTGACGAATGATGTTGGGACAGGTTCTCAATTCTCATATCTCGGTGCTGCAGGAGCGCATACCGTCGAAGGTGTAACCGAGTACGAGTTATGGCTCCGCCCAACTACCGAGTTCCCTCAGGGATTCGTGATGCGGGTACTTGGGGAGAAGGGTCCCATACTGATGCACGCCGAGGATGAGGGCATTCCCGGACCACTTCCGTTCAAAGACATTGAAGGAAACCCTCTTTTCCCGTTTGTTCATGCCCAGTATGAGCATGTAGGCGGTCGGCTTTACGGCCGATCGGCTCTCTCGCCGCTTATCCAGAAGCAAGATCAGCTGAATCAGTTAGATTCACTCATCCAATTAAACGTTCAGAGGATGGCGAACCCAGTCTGGATTATCCCAGAGAACGCTGGCATCGAGAATCTGACGGGCGAGCCTGGATTAATCGTCAAATGGAACGTTCTCTCCGCTGGCGGACAAGGGAAACCCGAACGAATCCCCGGTCAGGATATCCCCGGCTCATTATTCGCGTTCCGTGAGCAAATTATCAAAGATATCGAAGAGCTTTCAGGAGCCTTCGACATCATTAAGGGCCAGAAACCCTCTGGAGTTGAGGCATTTAGTGCCCTTCAGCTCCTCGTTGAGCGCTCGCAGAGTCGTTTCACGTCTGTTTTCCAAGCTCGTGGCGAGATGTACCGACATTGGTTCAGTCTTGCCCTCGAACTTGAGCGTCAATTCGGCCCAGATCAACGAACTTGGGCGATAATCGGTCCAAATCGGGGCTACACCTTCCGGCAATTCGAGAATGCACAGCTGCAAGCTCAGGTTTCCATCCAAGTCGAGGATGGAAGCAACATGCCGAAGACCGCGTTAGGCAAACGAGCTGCAATCGAACAAGCGAATCAGCTTCAGCTCCTTGATCCGCATGATCCTGACCAGCGCCACGCGTTGTTATCGAATTTCGGGCTTACCGACCTGTCGCCATCGCTTGATGCACATGTCCAAGCAGCACTTCAGATGGAAGATGCCTTCGAACGGTGGTCAGAACAGCCCCAAGGTCCACAACCGCTAGTTATTAAGCCCTGGATGGACCCACAAGTTCATTGGGCCCAGCATGTAAAGTGGTTAAACACGGATAAGATGCGGGAATTGCTGGCTAAAACCCCTGCGCTTGAGGGAATCATCATCCCGTATCTTCAACAGCTACAGTTCTTGATGGCTCCGCCAGTCCAGATTGGACCTGATGGGAAACCGCTTCCACAACCCGGTCCAGGGGCTCCAGGAGGCTCTCAGGGGTCTGTAAAACCGCAAGGTGGGGCTCTAGCCGCTCGGAATAGTAACCAGAACTCAGGGTCGCCTGTCTCGGGTCAGCCAAAAGGCACCGGGCAAGCATCCGCCCAGAATATGGGTCCTGTGTAATGCGATTGACCAAGCTTGAAAAGGCATATCTAGCAGGATTGTTTGACGGGGAAGGGACTGTAGGCTACTATCACAAGACAAAACTTGGATATCATATCGTACAAGTAGCTATCTACAACTCTGATCCAACTATTATGGCGTGGATTCAGGATCGGATATCCTTTGGGTCAATCGTTTCAAACAAAGTAAGCAAACATAGAGGTTGGGCTTGGATGGTCTCTAGTAAGACGCAAGCCAAACAATTTCTAAAAGTTATTCGGCCTTATCTTGTAATAAAGGCTGAACAAGTTGATCTTCTGCTCTCGTTCTTGGATGCCGAACAGAAGAATCGTGGCGTAGGCAGCGGTAAAAAGCTGTCGAAAGATGAACTCGCAACTCGGGTTGAAACTGAGATACAGCTGAAACGTCTTAAGACCGCCAATTTTCAAAGCATTCATTAACTATTCATCCTCCGGTTTGGATGAACCCTACGCGGACCTCACCCGCGATACAAAAAGGTAAGGGATAATGTCAGACGAAATAGTGTCCGGTACGCCAGCAGGAGGCGAAACACCTGCACCAGCGCCCGTTGCAGCGACACTAGCAGCACCCGCAGCCGTAACCCCTGCGATACCACAGGTTACACCGCAAGCTCCAGCGATAGGAGCGCCGCCAGAAGGGTATGTTCCAAGTTACAGACTCCGCGAGACTCGTGAAGCTGCAGTTCGAGAGGCCCAGCAACAGTGGGCAGATCGAGAACGACAGATTCGAGCAGAAGCGGATCAGTACAAGGCACAAATTCAGCGGCTTGTCGGCGTAACGCCGCCTCCCAACCCAGAAGTTGCTGCAGTTCGTGATCAGTTTGGCCAGCTCTACCCAGGGCTGTCGAAGATTGAAGAGCGAGCCCAGCAGATTATGGAAATGCTCGACCGTGCAGGTGACTTCGATAGCCAGAATCAGCACTACTGGCAGACCTACGGACGACAGACAATGGATTCGTTGTTCAAACACGCTCAGGAAACCATCGGCGCTCCTTTATCCGATGAAGCTCGGCGTGTTCTACATAGTTCATTCGTCGGTTTCGTTCAGAGTTCGCCAGAACTGACTTCGCGGTACGCAAGTGACCCAACCATCGTCGACGACTTTTGGAAGGCTTTCTCGTCCAGCTTTATCGACCCGTCTCGACGTTCAGCAACAGCGACTGTCGCTGGCAGAGCCGTGGCAGCACTCCCGCAGGATACTCCTGGC